TTTTGATAAAAGAGATTGTCTACGAGGTGATCCTGAATCTCAAACAAATTATTAATTTTACTAGGGATTTATATACAACTTATCGACTGCCCTAGCAGACAAGCCAAGACGATAGATTTTTTTCCCAAGGAGGGAACATGGCAAATACTTCTTTTAATGGACCAGTAAGGTCCGAAAATGGCTTTAAAGTCATATCCAAAGATTCAAGCTCAGGAGCTGTAACAGAGTCATTTGTATTAGATGGCTCAGGTTTACAAGTAGCACCTGTAGCATTAGCTGATTCAGCAGCTATTTCGTTAACGGCAGCAGCACATGGTGGTAGGGTATCAGTAGTACCTGCACTAGGTCAGAACTGCACATTATCACTTCCTTCACCATCAGCAGGAGTTTACTTCAAGATTATTTATGGTGGTGCAGCAGAAGAAACAGAAAACCTTATCATTGATTCAGGTTCAGATACCAATTTCTTTTTAGGCGGTATTGTTCATTTAGATTCAAATGCAGATAACGTATCTGTGTTCGCAGACGGAAACTCAAACTCTATATTAACTCTTACAGACTTCGGTGTGTTCGAGATTAATATATTGGCAAAAGATTCAACCAACTGGTATATCTGGGGTAGCCAAGAAGGTGCAGATGCTCCAGCATTTACTGACCAATCTTAATAGGAGTAAACAATGGCTGATGCAGTAACTTCACAAACTATTATAGATGGCGAAAGAAACTGTGTTATGAAGTTTACTAATGTTAGTGATGGCACTGGCGAATCTGCGGTAGCTAAAGTAGATGTTTCTGAATTAGCTCCTAATGCAGAGGGCGTGGCTTGTTCAGAAGTACGAGTGCTTAGAGTGAGTCATGCTATCGTTGGTATGTCTGTTCAATTATTTCTTAATGCTACTTCTAATGTTTTACTTATGGAATTAGCAGAAAGTAGTAATGGACATATGGACTTCAAAGACTTTGGTGGTCTTCCTAATAATGCAGGAAGTGGCAAGAATGGAGACATTTTATTTACTACTAAAGGACACAGTTCAGGAGATACATATTCAATCGTCTTAGAGATGGTTAAAGTATATTCTGACTAAGGAGAAACTATGTATTATATTTCTGAAAATGGAGATTTTCCCCCACAGTATTTTGTGTTAAAGCAAGATGAAGATGGTGTCTTAAGACCTGTATTTGGTCCAGACCCAGACTTTGTGGATGCGGAACGTAAACTTGCAGAACTATCTGGTTCAGATGAAAGAGCTAGAAATGATAAAGGTCATTTTATAGCTGATGATGAATCTACTCCAGATATAAATGAGGCTTATGTTTCAGGAAAAGCACCTGCTAAGAAAAAGAAAGTAGGTAGACCTAAAAAGAAAGCAT